TTTTTCAGACTTAAAGAAACAGTCTTCTCTTGGTTCACTGACCCAGAAGTTAGTCAAAGAAGTAGAGAAGATGAACAATACAGGTGGTGGAGGTGCAGATGAGCGTCTCTGGAAACCTGAAGTAGACAAAGCAGGTAATGGTTATGCTGTTATCCGTTTTTTACCAGCACCAGAAGGGGAAGATATTCCCTGGGCAAAGATGTATTCACATGCATTCCAAGGTCCTGGTGGTTGGTACATTGAGAATTCCTTAACTACCACTGGTGGTAAGGATCCTGTATCAGAACACAATCGTGAACTCTGGAACAGTGGTAATGAATCTGATAAGGATGTGGTTCGTAAGCAGAAGCGCAAGCTTTCTTACTATGCAAACATCTATGTTGTACAAGATAAAGCTAATCCTCAAAACGAGGGTGGTGTATTTCTTTACAAGTTTGGTAAGAAGATCTTTGATAAGATCATGGAAGCAATGCAACCAGAGTTTGAGGATGAAACTCCAATTAATCCTTTTGATTTCTGGCAAGGTGCAAACTTCAAGTTGAAGATCGTTAAGAAGGATGGTTACTGGAACTATGACAAGTCAGAGTTCGCTGAAGTATCTCCACTCCTTGAAGATGATGATGCATTAGAAGCACTGTGGAAGAAACAGTACTCTCTTGCTGCTGTAACTGCTCCAGACCAATTCAAGTCATATGATGACCTGAAGAAGCGTCTTGACTATGTTCTAGGTGCAAAACCTCCTGCCCGTCGTGTATTCGATGAAGAGTTAGAAGATGAGAGTGAAGGTCGTGGATCATTTACTCCAGACTTCAAGAGTAAAGCACCAGTCGCTGTTGCTCCAGTAGCATCTGCTAGTTCAGATGAGGATGATGCTCTATCGTATTTCCAGAAATTGGCCGAAGAGTGATTTAGCCAGGGGAAAATCGACTTTTAATTCCAAAAAAGGCGGGAAAAAATCCCGCCAATTTTTTTGCCCTATTACTTTTTTTTAAAATGATTAAAGTCTATGAATATCGGGATATTACGAAAAAACAGGAAAAATCGTTTAGACGCAAAATAGACAATTTGTTTGAAACTGGGAATTGGGACAAATCTATTCCACCTTTCCAAACTTATGGAAATTTGCATCAGGCACTCGAAGCAGATATCTTTGTAAAAACGTTTTTACAGTCATGTAGTGAATATGTAGGAAGACCTATAGAACCTACTAATTTAATAATGTGGTGTTATATGGATTATAGGAGTAATTATAATAAAGTTAAGCAGATGACTGGAAAGGGATTTCATAAACATGACATGCAACAGGGAGGCCAGTTATCTGGAGTATATTACTTAGTTAACCCTAGAAATGAAGTAACCATATTTAAAGATAAGGAGTCTCCTAAGGCAAAACCTTTTAGTTGGGTTATATACCCTCCCAACCTAAATCACAGACCACCAGATATTAAGTCATTTAGACGCAGATATACTTTAGCAGCAGATCTGTTTTTTTATTGATATAGTCTAATATTTTCTCCTTCCTTAAGATCTGAATCTTTGTATTGAGTAGAACCTTTTTTATATGTCATAATATCCTCCATATCATCAAAAATCACATTTAGGTATCTTGCTTTAATTAGGAAAATATTTCTTTTTGCATTTTCTATCTTTAATTCATAATCATAGTTAGTTACTTCTGTAATGCAATCTGCAGTAATAATGTCTTTTTGCTCATCTAACCACCAATCGTAATAAGAGAAGGAATAGGTAGAACTTACTTCTAACCCTTTTTCCAACATTATAGCACCTTTACTATTTTTTATTTCAACAGTTTCATAGTGGTGAGTGTCATTAATTGCATCATATGTTCCATACTTATCTAATACGAAACGATCAAATTCTACCTGTAGCATTGGCCATTCAGATTGAATATTAACGATATTATTGGATAATAGAACAACCCAATCTAATGTAGGATCTTGGTAAAAATCATATGCAACATTATCTGGACGAGCATCTCCTTTAATTTGGTATTTTTCAAAAGTTGCTAGATCTTGAAAAATATCAGGTCTTATTTCACCTCTTTTGAAGAGGTTTTTTACTGTAATATAATCAGATATCTTAGCGTCTGGAAGACGACTAACATAGTCAAAATCTGGAACTTGTCTGAAATAACTTGGCATTTTAATAACCTACGGATCTGTCGCCATCTTGTGGGAAATCATCATTAAATATAGGTTCAAGTTCTTGTAATGTCATTGAAATTTGATAAGATAGCATTACACCATCATCAAAGGTTGCATAATTTCCTTGTGGTGCATATTGAACATTAAAACCTTGTAAAGCACATTCTTTAAATTTATTTAAGAAAGGATGGTCTTGGTCTTGATTTCCTGCTCCTCTATACTTATAAGCTAATTGGAAAGTATGTGGAGATTTGAGGAAAAGATTTGATTTAGTTCTAATAGGTGCCATTCCTTGCTTAAAGAACCTAATAATTTTAATGATGGTTTGTGCTTCTTTTTTACTTCTTGGTGCTAACTGAAAAGAGAATGTAAATGGTCTTAATGTAGGTCCTTGGAATAATAACTCCATGTTAGGGTTGAGTATTGCACCTGTAGCCCTGGTTAGGAGATCACCTCCCATTCCTGTTGCTTCTCCTGCAAAATATGCTGACAGTGCAGATTGTACATCTTTGGGAAATTGTTGAACTTTTTGTGCTGCACTCATTGCAGCGTCTACACCTGCATTTAAGTCTTTTATACCTTCTAATGCAACATTTGCCAATTCTGATTGAACGGCAGTCATTTCTTTTTGACCCCATTGAACTGACATACTATCTTGAATTCCTCCTGGGATGGGGAGGACCACTGCACCGATAATATCTCTGTTAGTTCTATTTCTTTCACCTGTACCAAATCTACCCTCCTGAGATATTTGCTTAGGGGAATATTTCATCATATTAAATTTTATGATGTCCTGAGTGGTATTTCTAATTGCTTCAGGAAAAACTAAAGGTTCGGAACCTGCACCACCAGGAAAGGTAGTGCGTGTTCTAGCAGCATTTTTTCCTACACCTTGTTGTGCTGATGATTGATTTTGTAATTGTATATCTGTACTGACGAATTCTGGTGGATTTCCTTGATTTGATTTAAGTAATGATGATGCTTGGTGTTCGCTTAGTCCAGCTTCTTTTTTGATAATATTGGATGCTTGGTGCATTATGGTTCCATCTTTGATGGATTTCTCTGCAAATGCTTTATCATTAGCATTTGCTCCACCCCACCAATTTTCATTATAATCTATTGTTCCGTCTGTGCTTATAGTTCCTACTCTTTTATCTGCTAAAAATTCTTCATTATAAAGTTCCATTTCTCCAGTCGTTTTATTGACTAGGACAAAATATGCTTCATTAGTTTTGGGATCTATAAATCTATTTGTTTTGGCATCACTCCCGTAGTATCCTGCCTTGGTCGTCATCTAGATAAGAACTTTTTATTTATTTAGGAGGAATTTACCATACTGTAATGCGAGAAGTTCATCTAACTCTTGATATTCTACTATATGCAACTTTCCTACAACCTCAGCCCAGGTATAATTTCTATATCTTTGCCAATGAAAGTTAAGTCCTCTGAATCCCCATCGATCCAAATGAACACAAGCAATTAATGGATGTTGATCATATTCTATATCTGGGGTTTTAGGTTGATATACAAAAGTATAGAAGTTTCCTGGTTCGGGATATAACACCTCTGTATTAAAAATTTCCATGATCATGATCATGATATCTTCTACATCATCTGTATTAGCTTCTGCAATTTTTGCTTTAAGTTCTTCAACCCTCATTAAAGGGTTCTTTTCTAATTCTTCGGTAAAACCAAAATCATCTGCCATTATCTAATACCTAATTCTTTTTCGGTGATGATTTTAAATTCAATTTTTCTATCTTTACACCATTCTGTTGCTGCTTCCCATTTTGCTTGGTTAGTAGCATAGGTTTTGCATTCATAGACGTAGGATTTGGTCACTCTTTTTCTTGGTTTAGGTGGTCTCGTTTGCTTATCTGGTTTAACTTCAACTACATAGGTTTTTATTTGACCTGTGCTTTCTTTTACTTTAATAATAAAGTCTGGAAAATATCGACGTGTTCTACCATCAGGAGCACGATAGGGGATCCAAAATTCTTCACTTCCCCACTGTAAAATGTTTTCATTTAGGTCGCAGTAGTTACAAAACCTCCTTTCCCAACTGCTTCTACAAATAATATTTCTAGAATCACCTTTGTATTTCTTGGGATAGGTGGGTTTAAACCTACT